TGCTCTGCTATACTTCCATATTCTTTTTGTCTGTTCGCTACAGCGATTGCATTGTTTTCTAAAGTTGTTGCTTGGGAAGATAATGCGTCTAGTTGTGCGTCTGTTGGTTTAGGTTTATCTGTTGCGTTCCATTCTTTGATGTATGCACCTTGACCATCATCTTGCAGTATAACTTCAGTATCAAAGTTTGGTTTTCTATTTAAGTATGCTTGTATTTTTATATCTAATGTACTCATGTTATTAATTTATATCCATAAAAACTGTTATGTCTTATACTATCTCCTGAACTTGCTGATATAAGAGACCCATTACTTCCACTATTTGTTTCTTCCTTTATATAAACTTCAAAATAATCACTTACACTTGCATCAAATATCCATTCAACATTATGAGATTGATTATTAGGATAACCAGTTTTGTTGTTAAAATTAGAGTTAACATAAGCTGAGCCATTAAGATAAATTGATATAGCACCATTCCATAATGTTGTATCGCCAGAGCCTGAAATATTTGCTCTTGCACCAATTACATATTTTCCAGCTTGTCCAGATTGAATTGTGTAACGATAATTTGTTGTTGGGTCATAGCCGTTAGCAGAATCAAAAACTTCATTATTAAATTGAACTTTCACATAAGCATTATTAGATAATGTTTGTGACGATGTTCTGTTTGCTAAAAAGTAAGGAGTATTACCTACAGTAGCACTACCACCTAAAGAAACTGCCGAGCCATTTAATGTAATACTAGAGTTAGCAAGTTTAGAGTTTGCTATACTTCCTGAGAGCATGTCATTGGTTACTGTTCCGACTGCTGGAGTAACAGTTTGAAATGTTCTGCCTACATATAAGATCTCTACTCTATCATTATTAAGAGTACCACCAAGAGTAAGTGTTGTGCCACTTACACTATAATTATCATAACTTTGAACAACAGCATTAACTGTTACCAATATATCTTGAACGCTAGAAACAGAATAATCTAACGTAATAGTTGTTCCACTATTCGTTGTAGATACCTGTTTTCTAACTGTTTCAAAGTTAGTTGCTGGTTGTGCTCCTATATATCCCATATTATGTACTTATTGCGTCTACACAAGATACCCAAGCATCAACGCTTGAAGCTGTATCTGAAACTATTTTCAATGCATCACCAGATTGTACGACTACTTTTCCTGTACCTAAAACTTGTAAAGCTCCACCTACAGGGATTGGCATACTTTTCCCTAGATAAATATCATTAGCACCATCATTTATATATACATCAACATTAATTGCAGATGTATGAATATTGGTTACATGAATACCTACTATGGTATCATAAGAATCAGCTGTGAGAATAGTTGATGGCGAAGCACCGATATTATTACCAGTAAATCTTCTAAAATTTTGTGCCATTATATCTCCTTATAAAGCAACTGCCATGGCTATTGCAAAACCAGCAGAAGCAAAACTACTTGCATCTACTGCGGCAGTTTGCCATGAACTGCCATTATAAACTTTTAACTCGTTACTTGTTGTATTAAAATATAAATCACCTGTTGTCAAAGCGTCACCATCATTGTCCACACTAGGATCAGATGATTTAGCACCTAAGTATGTATCATCAAAATTATCGGCTGCTGCCTCTGCTGCTGCTTGAGCAGTTTGAGCTGCTGTTGCAGAAGTAGCCGCATTAGTTGCAGAAGTACTAGCATTACTAGCTTGAGTAGAAGCAGTTGTTGCAGAAGCTGCTGCATTAGTTTCTGACGTAGAAGCATTGGTAGCACTTGTAGCTGCGTTTGTTGCAGAGGTACTAGCAGCACTTGCCTGAGTTGTTGCTGTAGTTGCCGAGCTTGCAGCACTTGTTGCACTAGAAGCTGACGCAGTAGCACTTGTTGAAGCATTAGATGCAGATGTAGCAGCATTAGTTTCGCTTGTTGAAGCGTTACTTGCTGATGTTGCTGCAGCACTAGCTTGTGTAGTTGCAGTAGTAGCAGAAGTAGCCGCATTTGTTTCAGATGTTCCAGCGTTAGTTTCACTAGTCGCTGCATTTGTTTCAGATGTTGCCGCAGCTGTTGCTGAATTTGCTGCTGCTGTAGCACTAGCTGCTGCCGCACTTGCTGATGAAGTAGCACTAGCTGCATCTACTATTAAATCCCATTTAGCCGAATCAGTATTAGTTGTAATTGGTTGCGATCCACTTGAGGTATGACTGCTATTACAAATGAATATATTATTTGTTGATGTATCTTTGATAATATCTCTTTGAACATATGCAACACTTGCCGACCAATTACCTTTAAATGTACCTATCTCTTGTGAAAATTCTAATGCATTACCAGCACTGTTTACAGTTAATAACTTATTTGCGACCAACTCTGGAAATGTTAAACCATACGCTGTTGATGTAGTAGAAGAAGCTCTAGGAGATAAATTAATATCAATTCCTTTTTGCTGTATCATAGCAATAATTTTATCTAATTCTGTATTAAGTGTTTCTATTGGGAATACACCAGAATTAGGAAAATCTGTACTTCTTGATACTGTTAAATTTCTAGTAATTGTATATTTATCACCAGCAGTAGCACCAGATCCTAAAGTAATATTACCACCACCTGTTTCTCCAGCACCACTTACTGAGTATTGTACTACAGTAGTTGGATTACTAGATAATGTAAGAGTAGTATCTACTCCACCAGAATTAGTATTTTTTACTTGTAAATCAGCGTCAGCAAAAAATTCAAATGGAACAGCAAATGTAGTTTGACCACTACTTGCAGTATATTGTATTCTTGGATCAGTTGCCGATATCGTTATACTCATCTTAGTCCTTTTTGTTCTATCTCGTCAAATAATGAATCTAAAAACCATACATTCTGAAACGGTAAAAGTCTACGCACATTCCTTGCTGTGTGATGATTGTACTTACCACTACCCCAAGTCCACATAATATCTGATATATTAGCTATTTGACTAGCAGTAGGCCCAAGTACATCAGGTACTGGATTATTAAATATATCTCTATATGTTCCATAAGGTTTTTTAGCACCTAATAATGGTCTTAGTCCTATTTCATTATTACCTAATCTTTCAATAGCATTATTAATATCAGAATAAATACCACCTAATCCTGATCTATCAAATGCATCTACAATTTTTTGACCTGTAGGTTTTTTACTATAATCTCTATTAAATGCTTTTTGTCTAAATGCATCTACTCCAGCACCAGCTGCCATTAATAATAATACTCCACTAAAGAAATTAGCATCTTTTTCTTGTAATCCTCTAAGTAATATTCTTTGAGTAGCAGCCATACCAAATTTTTTAAATTGTGTAAGCATTCCACCTATTTCTGTATTTGCCCATAATGGCACATCACCTTTACTTGGAGTAACAATATCAATATTAGCTTGTTTACCTATTGCTTGATGATAAACTTCTGCAGCTTCTTTATCTACCCATTCGTCAGAATTAGCCACTCTTAATGATTTATATGTATCTCCATTTTCTTTCCATTTCCTAGCATTTTTTCCATAACCGTATTTAGTATATTGTTTGTATATTCTTTTTGCCATAGAATCACTAATACCCATACTTCTTAGTCTAGCCATATTTACTTTAGATATTTTACCAGTAAGTATTTGTGTTTCTATTGTATCAAATATTCTTGTTCCATTATATAAGGAAGCAATATTTTTTACTGCTGTATTCCAAGGGTTAGATAAATTTAAATAGGTAAAATATAAATTACCCATACTACTAGCACCTCGTTCAAATTTATTAAATACACCAAATGCATCATCTAAACCATACATAGCCATAGCTCTTGTACTAGCAAACATATCTAAAGATTCACCACCAAGTTGAGTAGTCTTTAAATTCATTTTATATATTTCTTTAAAGTAACCACTTGTTAATAAATCCCAAGAAATATTAAAAGATTTACCCATACCATTAATCATTACTAATCTAGCTATATCTACTGTTTGAGCTATTCCTGTAAGCATAGTCATAGCATTATATAATTTCATTAATCTAATACCTCTGCTAACAGATCTATTAGGATCTTCTGCTAAACCATAAGTGCCTCTTAATAAATGTATACCAGCATCTAAATCTTTTAATATTTTATTTTTTTGTATTTCTAATGCTTCAGCTTGTTTAGGAGTTTTAGCTGCTATAATCATTTCATCATATACTTCAGCAATTTGTTGTATTCCCATTTGATTTTGTTTAGGAATATAATTTGTACCAAATCCCATAGGATCACCAAATGCTTTAGTAATTTCAATGTCAGGAATTGTTTGATTAAAGTACATTTTATTTAATGTTTGTGTATCTGTTTCAATAAAACCTTCTTTTGATAAATGTCTGTAATCAATATCTATTGTTCGTTGTTTAAACCTATTAGATATTTTATTTATCTTTTCTATATATCCATCAATGTCAGCCGAAGTTCCTTTACCAGCAGCTATTTTTAATTCATCTGCTAAATTAGGCATAGCTATTACAGGTTGATATCCTTTAAATCCTTCTGCAATATCTAATATTTCATCTTGTGTAATTGCTGGATTTCTTTCTCGTAAAGCCATTCCTAAAGTTTTTACAAACTTATCAAAGTTAGCTTCAATAACATCTCTACGATATACAACATTAATATAATTATCTATTAATGATCCATTTTTTTTTACATATTCTAATCGTTTTTCCATCTTAGCAATTTGCAAAATATAATCTTCTCTTTTTTTACGATTTTTAGTTTTAGCTAAAATTTTTTGTAAAAAATTAATATGTCCTTGCATTGCTTTTTGTGGTATTTCTAAAGTGTCATATTCTTTACCTATTGTTTTATAAAAATCATCAATAGCTTTTGATGCAGTAATTACATCTTCATCAAATATTGTTTGAGTTCCATATCTTTGACCCATTTTATATTCCCAAATATTTTGTCTAAATTCTTTAGGTGTCATATATGCTTTGTTTTTTACAAATTTTGTATCTAAACCTCTTTCTAAAAAGTTTTGACTTTTAGCTCCTTGTCTAGCTAAATAACTATTATATGCAGCTTCTATTTTTTTTGTAGTAGTAACAACTAATGGAGCATAACGCATTTTAATTTTACGTTCTATAGTTGGACTAGTAATAATATCTTTTAAATTTTTATTTTGAAATAAAGGAATTTCTAACATTCTTTCCATCATTTCTTGAGCTTCACTTACTCCTTGTTTCATAACTCTAAATACAGGATTGTATGGGCCTTGTTCCCCAAATACACCTAAACCAGTAGGAGCTATTTTATTCATTTCTTGTATTTGTTCTTCTGTCATTATTCTGCTACTTCTTGGTACAGCAGCACCAGTAGTACCAGCAGCAAATGCGTCTTGTTCATCATACATAGCTGCATATTTATCAAATTTTTTAGCAGATTTACCATTAGCTATTGCTGGAAATAATGCTGGAACTATAAATCCAGCAGCAGTTATAGTAGTTCTTTCTGCAGCTGTTCTTGTATCATCAAGATAACCTTTTATAGCTTCTTCTCCACCAATAATACTTCCACCTAATGCACTTCTTTTTAATCTACTCCCAGTAAGTAAAAGATTAGCACCTTTGGTAAACATAAATATACTTGATGGATCTGTAAGACCTCCAATTATTCTTCCAATTATATAGCCTGGATCTCCATTTATAGATTTCATTTTCTTTTTAAATCTATCTAATAAATAAGTAGTATGATCTTCACTTTTAGAATGTAAAAAATTACCGATAAAATCTTTATAAGGTGCTAATTGTGGATCATAAAAAGGATCGTAGCTTACATCTACTTTATATAAATCTGGTCTATTATCAAATACAGTTTGTACTAATTTTTTAGCTCCCATTGCTACAACGTTTTCATCAAAAACACCTCCTGTTATATTTACAAAATTAAAAGTTGTAGGTTGTGTATCTTGTTTATAAATATTATTATCTGTTTGATAATAAGGATCACCATTAGCAATATATACGTCAGGCATTATTTTATTTCTATAACTGGCATATTGTCATCTTCTTTTAAAGAAGGTAATTGATCATCATATTTTGGAAAAGGTGCTGCAGTAGAACTACCTTGCGCCCATTTTTCTAACAATGCAAAGTTATTTAAAAATCTTCCTCTGTATTGCATATATCTAGCACTATCATTAAATAATTCTTGTGCTATTGTAGATTCAGGATACATTTTATAAGTTTGATTTTCATTATCATATCCAATATATGGTTTTACATCTTGTACATCTGGGTCTAAAAAATCTAACATTTCACCAGATGGTTTATCTAATAAATCACTAGGAATATAAGAAGCAAAATTTCCTAAATATCCTAATTTTTCTTCTGTTGTTTTAGCAGTTAAAGCACCTTTTACTGCTGATTTCATTCTATCTCCAATAAAACTTCCATCTACATTAAAACCACTTAAATAACTTAAATCTAATAAAGCTAACATTAAATAACTATTTTCTGGTTTATTTAAATCTTCACCAAAAAAATTTACTAAATCATCTTTTTTAATATTCATGTAATCAACTGATATGTCCATACCATCTGATCTTTTTAATTGTTGTTCACCTTTTAATAATAAATCAATATTATATCCTTTATTAATTAATTGATTAGTTACCCATTTATCATTTAAAGATAATCCAAATCCTATTGTTGGATCATTAACATATTTTCCATTTTCCATTTTTGATAAATGTTCATAAGATCTATTTTTATTCATAGGATCATAAACTGTTTCACTAAACGCTCCTTCATTTTTATATATATGAGCTAAATAAGGATTGCTTATAAAATTATTTTCATTTACTTTATTTAATTTAGTTTGTTCAATATATTCTTTTTGTGCTTGTTGTACTTCATATTCTAATCTATCTTTATTAGCGTCAAAACCTATTGTGTTTTCAAAAACACTTCTTACTATTCTTTTAAATACACTAGGAGGCCCAACTCTATTTTCTTGATTAGAAAAATCATCAATAAAGTTTGCAAATTTTTCTGTAACTTCTCTATCAAATTCTGCAAATCTAGAATATCCAGTTATAGTTGATTGAAGAAAATCATTAGCCCAAGGATTAACAGTTAAAAAATCTCTAACATCACTTGGCATAGCAGATACCATAGTTTCATATTGATTTTTAAAATATTCATTAAAAAAAGCGTCTCTTGTAAATTTTTTATCTGCAAATTGTCCACCCATAACAGGTCTAAAATTAACTGCTGTATTATCAGGATTATGTAAAACAGAAAAAACACCATCACCATCAAAATCAACTTTTAAATTATAGGTAGGATATGGCTCAGTAGACTTATCATCATATGTAGCTATTATTCTTCCAGCGTCATACATATCAAATAAGTTTGTTCTGTTATAAAAATCATCATTAATACCATATTCTTCTTTTTGCAAACTACTCATATTTGCCATTCTTTCTTGCAAAGTAAAAATCATATCATCTTGTATTTGTTTTTTAGTAAAACCTAATTTACCATAATGATCAAACAAATCATATCGTTGTACATTACTCATTATAACTACTCCCACTAAAAACTTTCCAATTAAATCCATCATTAGCAAAATCTTCCATTATAAATTTCATTGCTTTGTTTAAATTTTTTTCAATTGATTGTTTAGTAACATAACTTTCATCTTGAAACATATTAGTTAAATAAATATCTAAATAAGGTCTTATTACTTTTCTTACTTTATTAGCGTCTACTGTCATACTATCAACAACTGCATCACCTAATTGTGGCCTCATTTCTCCAGAAGCTAATGAAGTATAAACTGGTATAGGTATCATTGCTATAGGACTAAATGCTACTCTATTATCTTGATATTTTTTTATATATTCATCTACTATTTCTGTTAAATTTATTTGATCTGCACTATCATCACCTTCTTCTCCATAATTAATAAAATTATCCATAGCTATTTTAATTTGTCCAGTTCTTGTAGATTCTTTAGGTTTAAGACTTTCAAAAAAACTTTGTGCTACATCTACTCTTGTTAATCTGTCAAAATCAGCATGACGTAATTTATGATATTCTTGTAATTTTAAAATATTTGCTCTTACATCATTGTCTATACCTTTGAACATAAATTCAAAACCATCTGTATCTAAAAAATAATTAACCATATATGCAGCATTATCTAACTTTATTAAATCAGTTTCATTTTTTACATTAATATTCATTATATCATTAAAAAAACTTGTTAGTTGTGGTATTGGCTCACCCATCATTTTTGCATAACCAACCATTTTATTAAATTTAGCAGTAGCTAATGCATTTTGATCTTTATCTAAAACAGTATTTCCTTCTGAATCTTGCATAAATACAGATTCAGTTCCTAACCAAGTATCAGCAATACTATCAACACCTGGCACTATTATTTTTTTTGGGCCATCTTCTGTTTCGATTGTTCTTAAACTTGGAAATATTCTTTTAATATGTTGTTGTATAATTATTTTTTTTAAATCTTCTTGATTATTAATACCTAATGCTTCTAAATATCCTTTTTGATCTAAACTCGTAAATAATCTTCCTGAAAATGTGTCCATTTTCATACCACTAGTATCTCCAACAAAATTTTGTAAATTTTCATCAATACTTCCTTTAATCATTTGTCCACCAAAATAAGAATTACGATAATTTAATTTTTGATTATCATCTAATTCTAAATCAATCATTTTTCTTTCTAATTGTAATTCAGTTATTATTCCAAAATCATCAGGATTATTTACAAAATTATATAAATCATTATTTAATTGATCTGCTATTGCTAATTTTTTTTCACTTTCATATTTAACTAATTGATTGTTATATACATTTAAATGACCTTTCATAAATGATTCAGCATTAGAAATTATTTGTTTTCTTTCTTCTTTAGTTGTATTTACTAAAGTAGCTTTACCATCTAAAACATCTATTTGAGGATTTTTCATATATTCTTCATTTAACATTTTTGTAATTCTTAAATTTAATTCTTTAATTTTATCATTACCTATTTGATAATTTCCACCCATTTCAGTTATTTCTAACATTGTACTATCAATTATATTTTTAACTTTTGTATTTACTCTTAACTGTTCAAAAGAAACTTGCATTGTTCTTAAAAATTCTTGTGGTGTAAGCATATTATTTCTATCTTCAGGATATGCTGCATTATATACTTCTAAATGACTTTTATACATTTCTGAAACTTTAGGTAACCAAACATTTTTATGATAATCATCTATGTTATTTGTAAAAGTAGAATCTTTTTTAAGTTCAGGATCACCTTGACTTACAGTAGCTAAATCAAATAAATCTTCTAAAGTTTCTTCATTATGAGTTCTTGCTCTTTCTTCTAATAATTTAATAGCATCATCATGATCTTGTTTAATTCTATTAGCAAATATTGTTTCACCTTTTCTAATAGCTTTTCCTGAAATCATGCTTTTAGTCCAAGACTTATATCTTGTAGGAGCTTCATTTACTAAAGATTCAATATAACTATCAGTTGTTGCTGTAAAAGTTTTTGGATCGTTAAAATGTTCTCTTGCTTTTAAATTAATAAACTTAGATGTTTTTATTTCTAAATCAGCTTTATATTTTGCTTCTTCTAATGACGCTTGACGTTTAGCAAAAAAATCTAATTTTTCTGTTGCAACTTTTGCAATAGTAGAAACTGGATCACCAGCATAAGCTGGTACTACACCCATTCTATTTGCTACTGAAGAAGCAGTAGTTGTTACTTGTCTTTTACCTGTTGTTAATGCCATACTATCCTATATCTTTTTTACTTCCACCATCTCCATAATAATCATATTGAGCATACCCTGTAGTAAGCTCACTAATAGCAGAAACATATCCACCAAATACTAAATCATTTTCTTTATATTTATTTTCATACAACATAGATGTATATTTATTTTGTATATTTTTTCCCATTAATCTAATGTTACTAATATCTTTATTTGCTTTATTTTTAGCTTGTTGATTTATATTTAAAAAACTTCTACTATCATCAGAATATCCACTTATAGATTGCCATGCTAAATTTTGAGCAATAGTATCATTTAACATTTCTTTTCTAGCATTTTCTTCTTCTAATGCTTGAACTGCTGCTAATTTTTTTTCTGTTTCTAATCTATAATTTTCTCTTTGCAATGCAGCTCGTTGTGATTGAACACTAGCAACCGTACCTACTGCACTAACTATTGCAGCAGCTGCAAACATTGTAGAAGCGTTAGCACTCATGCGAATTGTAACTCCATAGCTATTCCTAATACCTTTAATGGTAAAGGATCGTTTTGGCTAATAGTAATTGTAGGATTTTTACTATAACCTAAAAAATTAAATTCTTTTTTATCTGTAACTGGACTAATATCTGTACCAGCAGTAAAACCAGCTTGTTGTATTACTAACTCTTTTGAATTTAAATCTTGTGCTTTCATAGTTATATCTAAACCACCAGATATATCTACAATAGCTTTATTAACTCGTCTAGGTTGTCCTGTTAATGGGCCTGTATCTATTTCTTTATCTATTGGCATTGTTTCTAATATAGGAGTAAAATTAAATCCTACTCTAGTTCCAGTTGGAAAAGGAGCAGAAGTTAATGTTATTCTGTTATTACTATCTACTGTAAATTCACCTAAAGATCCATTACCATATACTGCAAATACTTTATCTGTGTTTTCATAAATTGCATTTACTGTATGAACAAATCCTTCTACAATAGTTATTACAGCATTATCACTAGGACTAACTGCTAAGTTTTGATCTAATGTTAAATCATATCCAGCAGCAGTTTGTGTAACAGCAGTAATAGTATATTTAGTTGCATTACCAGCAATAGTAAAAGTTTCTTGTATAGCTGGTGCAGAAGTAAAACCATCTACAGATAATGAGTTTCCAGTTTGACTAGCTCCATTTACTAAAGGTGTACCTTTTTGAAATACAGTAGTAGTAGTAGAACAATCAAGAGTAATATTATCATCATTTGCATATCTTTCTAAAAAATATTTTGTACCAGAAGGAACTACTCTTTTTACTATAACAAATAATTGATCATTTAATGCTGCTATACTATGATATTTATCTCCAGTTTGTGTTTCCCACATAGTCCAACCAGCTATTTTTTCATCACGAATAGAATGAAATACAGCTATTTTACCATCATCATTAGATCCACTATTTAAGAAAAAAGCAAATTGTTCTGGTTTAATTTCATTACCAGTCATCATTGATAATTGTTTTGGTCTATCAATTAAATGAGAAGCTAATACAGATACACTTGTAGATCTATATGCTTGTTCAATATCTGAAAAAACATATTCTCTAATTGCTTTACCATTTTTTTGACTAAACAAAGAAGCACCATCAAAAGGTATTGGCGCAGCTCTATTGCAGCCATAAGGTGTTTGTCTTAAAAATGCTATACTTGCTGGAGTAATTGCAGCAGACTGTGATGATACAGGTACATAATATTCACCACTATCTGTAAATATTTGTAAGTTACGAGAAGATAATAAATGCCTTACTTCATTTACTTCACCACTTGCAATAGATACATTAATTGCTTCATTAGCTAATCCAGTTCCTAAATCAAAATTAAAATAACCTCCAATTTCACTTGCAATAATTGCTGAAGGTTTATCCCTTACTCCTCCAAACCATAACCTATTATCATGAAAACAAACAGCTTGAGGATAACCTCTACGAATAGAAATTAATTCTTCTTCCCATTCATAATGAGGCCCAACACCTCCAGCTATAGCTTCAATAACAGTTACTGTTACTTCTGTTGCACTTGTATATCCAGTTATTTTAACTTGAGATCCATCTATTTTTAAATAATGATTTACATAATCTGTTGTAAAAAAACCACTAGACGCTGTAATTGTTCTACCTGTTCCTGTTGCAGCAGTATTTATTGTTAATGTAACATCATGATCTTCATATTTATAAAATGGTGCATGAGTTTTATATGCTCCAGAAACTACTACATCTTCATCTTCTTCAAATTGAAATACTGATACAGTAAATGTAGTTGCAGAAGTTCTTTTAATTTGAATTGAAGGATTATCTCTATGTGTAATAAAAACAGTATCACCAAACTGTGCAAAATTTAATTCAAATAATTGAGCAGTAGTCCAATTACAATTAGAAGTTATATTAGATTGTATTACAGCACCAGCGTTAGAATAAACATCAAGTCTATTATTTGATAAAACAAATATTGCAACCTCATCATTAGAAAATATAAATGGAATAATTCTACATTCTGCTGGCATTGTAGCCATATACTCAGTAGCTGGTCTACGCATTACTCCACCTTCATCTAATAAATACCAGTTGCGTACTTGTTTACCACCTTCAAAATATGCTTTAGCATCAGTTCTTGCATTAAGGAGATTATTAATTTCTCCAGCAGAAAAATTTGTATATACTTGTCTTACTTTTCTAGGCATTATCCGACCACAAGTCCACTACGACTGCTTCTTCTTTCTGTTATAAATCTATCAGTAGAAAGTGTTTTAGTAGTAGTTTCTTGTGAGTCAGTGTTTTTAGCTATTAGCATTTGTCTTTCACTTAGTTGATCAAACTCTCTTACTAAAGCTGCGTCTCTTGCTACTGATCCACCAAAAATACTAGCTAGTTTATATTCTATTGCTAATCTAAAATGAGGAGGAAATTGATCTTCACTTTGTCTAAAAATATAATCCATAATTACTGTGCTTTGAGATCCAAAACCATCTAAATAAATTTTATCTTCGTATCTATTATACTGTATTAATGCATCATTAACTGTAACTGCTAATATTTTTAAACATTCAGGATTAGCTGGTATTTGATATGCATATTCAAATCTACCAGTAGGAGAATCTGCTAATAAAGATAATTGTTGTTGTCCTGTTGCAAATCTCCAATTATGTCTAGTTAAACTAGATTCAATAATTTCTTCGTATATTGTGTTAGTTACGTTAGCTTCTGTTGTTCCATCAGTAAATGAAGCAATAGGATTTGCACCTATCATTACTAATGCTCTTGAAGCTATATCTACTTTAGTTACTGCCATATTAAGCTCTTTGTCTTAATTGTACTCCACCTTCTACATTAGGAATTATAATAGATAAATTTTTTCCACTAATATTAGATATTTTATATTTTGTTGCTAAATAACCTACTGTTTGTTTAAATTCTTTACTTCTTGATTTTGGATTATCAGATTCAATAATACTATCTAATACTGCTAATTGTGTTCTTACATCATCAATTTCTTTTGTTGATAATTGTTTAGCACTTGCAACAACATTTGCATTTTTACCTTTATATATTGTAGCAAATCTACCATCAGATCTTCTTTCTTGTGTAAATTCTTGTTCTGGTTTTGCATTAGATTTTGTTAATGAAGCTGTTAATGCAGCAGTTCCCATAGCAGCTAAAGCTCCTACACCAAAACCTATAACTTCGTCTTTATCATCACCTATTAAATTTGCTGTTGCTTTTTTTGCAGATCCTATTGGATCATCTTTTATTTTTTTAGCAGTTTTAACAGTTTTATCACTTACATTTTTTGCAACATTTATAGCTTTACCACTTACTTTTGTTGCTGTTTGTCCAGCAGCTCCAGCCATAACATTTGGAATTGCATCTACACCTTTAATATTACCTCTTATTTTTTTTCCACTTGGATCTTTTATTTTTTGTGCATCTTTTAAAATATTTTCTTTAGCACTTTTTTTTATTGTTTTACCTTTATTTTCTAAATCTTTTTTTTTCTTTTTGGCAGCACTTATAGCTTTGCCAACTATTTTTTTACCTACACCTACTGCTGCACTTATTGCCATAATTTCTCCTATTTGACTAGAGGGGGATAAACCCCCTCATAGTTGTTAATCTCCTTATGCAAGAGCTACTGTTGTTACAGTAGTTGCACCTGTTTCAGAAGTAACTGTTATTACGTCCATTTCGTGAGTTCCACCTACACCGATTGAACAAAGGATAACATCACCTTTGCTTAATTCTTTGTAAGCAGAATTGAAATAGCCAGAAGCTACAACAGCTGCTTTAGCATCACCATCAGTATAAAACCATAGTGAGTTTCCAGCACCAGCTCCTGATATCTTCTTAATCGGATTTGAAGTTTCGTATGCCATTAATTACCTCCTATTCCGCACACTTCTGTACTCTAATACCATTAGTATCAATTAGAATTGATCCCATAGATAAGTAAGAAGTCATTAAGTGAGATACCTTTTCAGGTATGTAGTTTACTTCAGTTCTAACTTCAGATCCTACACCTAGACCCATTGATGACTTATGCCATGCAATAGTGTGTCTATCAGTAGAGCCAGATGAATCTAGACCAGAATGTACAAATACTAAGAAACCTAAGAATTTTTTCGCTGTGTAATTCATACCAGAGAAAGGTAATTCGTTAGATCCAATGTATTCCATTCTTGACCATTGATCATCATCAAGTAAGTTAGACCATTGATTAGGGCCGATTGCCCAGTATCTTGAGCCATCATCAGGAACATCATTAGTTCCGAAAAGCGCTTGCATTTCTTGGAACTTATCTACGTTCATGTCAGTTGCCACAGTACCACCTTGAGCACCAGCATTGTTAGCTAGTGTAGTAGCAGAACTCATAGCATCTGTAATGATAGAATCAGTTTTACGACCAAGAGCATATGCTGCATTATTTGCAACAACTGATCTTTCGTCAATATTGGTTTTAAGCTCGTCTAGTTTGTCTACGTAATCAGACGCATAGAAATCAGCTAGAGTTGCAGTTACATTTGTGTGAGAAATGTTCATAGCAACTACTTCTGCGTGTCTTGCTTTGCTTGTAGCTTCACCTGTTCCAACTTTTTGGAATTTTACAGATTCACCACTTACTCCGTTTACAGTACGCACTAGGCTTTTTAGCTTACTACCCATTCTTTGATATGCCATATGCACTTCAGCTTCGAACTGAGTGATAAAAGCATTAGTAATAGAAGCAGACATTTTAACCTCCGTATGCTTGTTAAGTTTACCTAGATTGTCTCACAGGAGTTTGATATGTTATCTTTACAGGCATATCTAGGGCCTTAGAGGTCTATTTATTCTTTACTGACATTTTTTTTAAGATTTTTCAACTCACAAATATCAACAACATTTTCTTTAGGAATAACACAAGTATCACCAATATCTGTATCATTATATGTCATGTATAAAATTAATACATCATCATCATCTTTTAAGACATATCCTTCACTATAATTTATAGCTGGTTTTAATTTTTTACCCTCAATAGGATCTAGCCATTCAGCAAACGATTGTGCATCACGCCAAGTAGCTTTAACTCGCCTTTTGATTTCCGTAGTACTTTTCATATAAGTTACTTACTTTATTAATATAAGCTTGATCTCTATCTCCATCTTTCCAATATCGAGGATCTTTCATCATAGATCTAAGATCATCTAAACTAGGAGCAGCATCAATAGCTGTTTCAGTTTGTGGTATTGGTGCATCTTTATTAAGTTTCATTATTTCTTCTAATGCTTTTACACCTTTAGCTGTACTAGCAAATTCAGATATAGCATCATAGGAATCAGTAGATAAATTTTTCTTACTCCATAAATCAGCAGCTTCTATTCTTGCATTTGCATTTTCACCTAATAATTGTTTCTCATTTTCAAGATCAGGTAAACTTCCTATCTCATTATTAACAAAAGCTTCTATACCTGTATTAAATTGATCTTGAGATAATCCAACTTCTTTTGCAGTTTTTTGCCACCATTGTAATAAAGGCATTTCAGGATCAATATCCATTTGTACATTTTCTGGTATTTCAGGCATACTGATTTCATAGTTTTCAGGAACTTTAGCTTTTACTTCATTAGCTATATCTTCTCTAATTTGTTTAGATAAATCTTCTGTTCTTGATCCTAATTTTTTTTCTAAAGAATTATAACTACTAGATAATTCTTCTATGTTAATTTCATTAGTATCTTTGTTCCAAAATTTATCTTGAACATAATCTGGTTTAGAGCTTTCTTCTGTTTGTTCTGTTTGAGTAACTACTTCTTCTTCCATTCTTTACCTCGCTTAATTCTATTTTTAATTTGTTGCAGCATAAATCGTTGTCCTTCTAAATGCCATAATACTCTACTATCAGCAGTAGGATTTACTGTAGTATTCATAACAATACTATCAAAGTATTCCAATATTTTTTTACCATCAGGATCAGAAAAAACTGCAGCGAATATTTGATCTATTTCGCTAGTATCTTTTTTACTGTCCTTGTGGCGATTGACTAGGGATTCCCAACTCATTTTGTGCCATATTAGACTGTTGTGCCATGTTTTGCAACTCTTGTATCATTTGTTGTTGCTCTTGTGGATCTCTTATTAATTTTTCTGGTAAACCAAGTTTTTCTGCTAAATATCTAGCTACTTCATCTTGTTTAACAATCATATTAAGAATTTGTGGGCCAAATGTTTGAGCTAGTATTGCATTAAAATTATTAACTACTGCAACATCTTGTTGATGTTGTGCCTGAGCTAATGGTGATTGAGATATAATAGTTACTTCTCTATTATCAATTTTTGGTATTTCAATTCTACCTTGTTTAGATAATATTCTAATTACTCTACGAAGTAATGGTGTTACAAATTCTGATTGTAGTCTACCAAATGATGATCCAATTTGTCTTGATAGATCTGCCATTCTTTCAGATACTTCAGTAGCAGACATTGGTGTACCTTCTGGTCTACCTAATGTTTCCATGTATAATGCTTTCTTAATATTTTGACGCATATCAGCTAATATTAATTGAGCTACATCAAATCTACCAGCACCAGCTAAAGGTGTAAGACCTCTACTATTTGGAGCTACAGGAATTAAAGCACCTGGCACAAGATTTATATTATCAGGATTAACAACACCATCATCTTCATAAGTATATATTCCACTAATATTCATTTGTGCATTTTGTAATATTAGTTCTACTGTAAGATTAGTTGTTTTAATTGCAGCCATGCTATTAAATACAGGCCCTCTTCCATAAACTTCACCTGATCCTTTATTCCATCTAAATACAATATAAGGATTGCTACCAACTCCATCTAATTCTTTTTCAAAAATAATTTCTTCTTCATTCATACAAGCAACACAATATTTATATTTTTCTGTGTTTGCTTCATCGTAAATTTTGTAAACACCTTCTACAATATTTGCTTTTTTAGTTTCATTATTCTCAATAGCTTTTAACATCTTTTCAGACATTTCCGCTTTAGGATAAGCAGTCATTAATTGGTTGTAAGCTATTTGTCTTTTTCTAAATACTGTATCTACTCTATTATCAGGCCCATTGTTTAACATTACTTTAGGTAAAGGTATTGCTGTAAACTTAATAGGATTTAATGCATCACCTTCTTCTACTAGCATTACACCAGTGCCAATAGCACAATCCATAAATGCTTCATGTACTTCTTGATTAAAGTTTGATCCAGCTAATATTTCAAAAACATATTTAGTTATTTCATCTAATGCTTCATTAACTGCTGGTCTTTGATCTTCTGGTATATCAGTACCAGCTTCAAAGTTTGCCCATCTGCCATAAGTAGGAACTATACCAGCTTGTAATCTACTAGCAAATTCTTGAATACCTACTACTGCAGTTTCATCAAATATTTTATCAGTACGTCTTTCACCTATTGTTTCTTCATAAAAAGATTCTCTTGAAGGCATTGTATATTCATATGCTTCTTCATATTTATCTTTCCAATGATCAAAGATTGTTTCTGCATCTTGATACTTTTTAAAAAAATTTTTAAATTTATTATCAGTATATCCTGATGAAATATTTTTTTCTGCTACTGGTATAAAAGCCATTATAATCCTCCAACCATTCTACCTTCTATTGTTCTTTTTCTTCCACCAAAAAATGTTCTTGATCCTTTTACAGCTGCTTCTTTTCTAGCTATTGCAGCTTTTCTGCTTAATGCTTGTTGTACTGCTGCAGCTTCTCCACTTTCTGCTTGTGCTTTAGTATCTTGTATTTTTGCGTCGGAAGTATCTCTATCTCTTTGACTTGCATAAGAAGTAGATGATGTTTCTCTAATTAAACCACCTTGATTAAAACTATTTACATAATTACTATACTGATCTTTTCTTGCTTGGTTTGCAGCATAACCTAAAACACTAGAAACAGGAAAAGGTGCTAATGCTGACAATGGAAGTAATGCCATCATTTTTAATTTTTTTTGAGATTCAAACATTTGTTTAGAAATAGGTATTTGACCCATAATAGTTGATTCACCACTACCCATAGAAGCACCCATTACAGATCCAGTTCCTGATATAATTTGATTATTTACAACATTTTGAAAACTTCCTGTTTCAGGATTGTATGTTCCCATACCAGCTTCTGCCATTCTTTTTTTAGCTGATTCAGATGCAGCTTTTCCATACATTTGAGGGTTAGGTACATTTGATGCAACATATCCCATTTGTGGGCCACCAATACCTCCTACTGCTGTTAAACCAATATCTTTTTTTACTTGTTTAGCAATTTGATTAGCTTGATTATTATTATTGTTATTACTTCCACCTCCTCCTCCACCAGAAGATGAACTTGTACTTGTTTTACTGCCCATTATTTTTGTTTTCCTTCTTGATAAAATCCTCTACCACCAGCTCTTGAGAATAATGATCGCATACCAACCATACCTTTTGCTTTTCTTTTTTTTAATTTTTTATCTTTTTTTTCTAATTCTTCTTGTTCTAATAATTCTTCTTTTCTTCTATTTTCAATATCTTCTCTAATTGCTTTATCCGCAGCAGTTTCTTCATACTTTGGTTTTTTAAATGCACCCATAATTATAGTTCTATTTCACACATTCCATTCTTTTTCAACGCACAATATAGCTGATTAGGTGTAAATATCCAAAATCTAGACCAACCAATCATTCTTTGTACATAACTAACGCAACTATGTTCTTTTATCCAAGATCCCATAATTGTTGGAAAACTAGGAATAGTGTCTTGCACAGGAACTTTAAGTATGTGTCCATTCTTCATTTGTATTAATCTAAATATTTTATCTACTTCTTGTTCATTAAGTATTTCTATATTTAATTTACCAAACAAAAACTCTGCTATTAACCATATTTTTTTTTCAGGATCATATCCCATTACTCCACAATGTTTAAAACCTTTTTTAAAAAATTTAGTATGCCTATGATAATCTCTATTTTCGTAGAAATATACTAACCATTCATTCTGTTTTGCCATACACTTCTTCTTTTTTTATTACCAAATATATTCCAACCTCTAGTCTTAACTACTGTTGGATTTTTAGCTTTACCAGATATTAATTGTTTACCTTCACCAGCTCCTAATAATAAATATTGTAATGCGTCATGAACATGAGAATATCTATTCTTCATTGGCTTTTCATCATACCTATCACCTGAAGTCTGCATTCTTCTGTAGAAATAACCACCATTAAATCCTTTTTTAAGATTAATACATCTATGATCTACTAAGAAACCAGCAGATCCTTCTACTAATCTAGCTAATGAAGTTTCAACAGCTTCTATTCTAAGAGCTACATCATTACTATGAGTAGGTTTACCCATTATGCCATTTTGTCGCAGTATTTGAAATGGTGTAGTTTCATCTGTTTGAGCTCTAAAATCTCCAGCTGGATCACCAAATACTTCTATATCTAAGTTTCTATAATTTTTTGCAAATTCATATTTTAATAATTCACTAAATCTTGCAATACCCATATCAAAACAAACTAACTCCTGAAGTATTATCCATCTACCATTAGGTAGCTTTTGACCGAACACTGCAGCTGGTGTTAGTCCAAAGTCAATACCAACAAAAACTGTTGTTTGAGCCGGCTCTAGATCTTCTTTTGATAAATGTATTTCCATATTCCAGTTAGGATATACTGGTTTACCTTCTTCTAAAGATCCTAGTTTATTCATTACATAAACATCAATCCACCCTTTCATCTTACCTTTGATAATATTGTTATAATAATCTTGTGTAAGATTGTTTTGATTTTCACATTTACTATTTCTTTTATATCCTTTGAGTGTACCATCTTTATTTTTATCTTCTAATAAAGCAGATGGCTGCGTATAAAAATTCCAGTTCTCAGGCTTCACTAACATTAAAGCTTCATCTCTTGAAAGATGATCTGGTACTGGTACATCACCAGCCATAATAGGCCACCAATGATCTTCTTCTGGTGCGTTTGTATCTGCAATAACTCCATACCAAGAAGCACCACCATCACGCATACTAGGATATCTACCTACCCTCATAGTACAAGCGTCAATAATGCTCTTAGGAAGCTCTCTGGCTTCGTTTACCCATACACCTGTTAGTTCTAATGATAAAAGCTTTTTAACGTCCTCAGGCCTATCTAAAGCTAAGAATATGACCTCTAATTCTAGTTCACCTACATTTATTCTATGCGTATAAGGTACTGACCATGAAAATACACCCCATTCATTCTCAGGAAACCAATCTAACCATGTTTTGATAGTAGTTGTTTTAAGTTGCGGATTAGTATTCCGAATAACTGCCCATCTACTTTTTCTTTTTCCTTGAGCATTTTTCTCTTGTTGGAGAGCTCGTCTAAGTACTTCAATAGCGCAAGCAACAGACTTGCCACTTCCTACTGGCCCTCGTAAACCTCTAAAAAATTCATTGCCCTTTAGAAAGTTCTTTAAGGTATTGCCATCTGGTTTGTAACTTAGCTGTGCCATTTATACCAGATTCTTGTCTATCGCTTCTCTTAGCAATTTTTCTCTGACTTTTGGGCCAAGGCTTTCTATCAATTTGTCGCACTCCCTGTCCGTTACTGAAGCTTCTGGAAGGAATTTTAGATGTACCTTTCTTACGATCTGCCTTAGCTTCCGTCTTTCTGCTAGAGAAATGTTGAACAGCTGCCTGTTCTCCAGATTCGTTACGTCGTCTGTTTTGTCTATACTCATACAAAAACTCCTTAAATAAATCCCAATCAAGATATACCATTGGGTTAGAAAAGTCTTTCTTTAATACTAAAAGATCAGCAGATCCTTTCCATTTATCTAATTGGGCGAAGCCCTCGCCATTTTTTCTAGCTTTGACTTCAATGTTAGTTCCCTGAAATAGGTCAGATACTTGAACATCATGAGGGAACGCAGCAATAGCACCAGATAAAGGTTGTCGCCTGGCATTAAACCCTTCAGCTTGAAAGAGTTTTACTATTTCGTTCTCTACTCTAGTACCCTTTCTTTTTGCTTTGCTTGACAACTTTCATTCCTTTTTTCTTTGCTGTTTCTTTTGCTTTTTTCTTTCCAGCAGCAGTATATGGAAATTTCATTTTACCAACTTTAGGCATTTTCGACCTCACTTTCTTTATTAACTTTAGACTTTAAAACTTGACTACGCAATACTATTCTATCTTCATAAGCTTTATCTAGCTTATTTATTAATACATTATTTATTTCTTTAATATCTTTTACTTCTTCTTGAAGTATTCTTACAGTAGTCGTTAAATCATCAATAGTCATAGTTTTCATTCCTCGTTGTTATAAAATTTTTTTAGGTAAACTACAACTATATTAGAAATAAAATATTATTTCAATTCACTTACTAACAATTCCACGCCCTAAGTGATTTATTTATTCTAGAATCAGGATCTCTTGCTGTTTTTGCAGAAGTCAGTTTCTTTTTCATACCTTTCATTCTTGCACAAAATGATTTTCTTCTCTTATTGCCCTTTTTCTTGGAAGGGGCTTTAAGATTGCCACCAGTAGCTCTATTATAACTAGCTCTACCTTTGGCATTTAATCCACCTTTTGGATTCTTTCCTTCTTTTCTTTGCCATGCTGGAGTTGCCATTAAAAACTCCTAAACTTTTTTACTTTAGCTGCTATACTTTTAGGCTGCTTAGACACTTGTTTGCCTTTTTTCTTTGTTTTTCTTTTAGCAGCAGTAGTTCTAGCATATTCACTAGGAGATAAAGCTTTAATAGCAGCACTTGGCAAATATCTTTCCCCTGTTTCAGAAGATTTTTTACCAGATTTGGTACGCCATTTCTGTTTACCCCATGCTTTTAGCGATTGTTGTGACCTTGCTAAAGCCATTATCTATATCCACCACCAGCAGCTTTATATCTTTTGGCTAATAGCTGTGCTTTTCTAGCAGACCATTGTCCAGCAGCAGTACCTTGTACAGCAGATGACTTAATGGACTGAAACAGTCTTTTTCTAAGAGTAGGCTTAGTATAGTTACCAGCCTTATTTACTGTACTTTTTTTCTTCATAATTTTTATTGCCTTGCAAGGCGTGAGAGAAACCCTCTCTTGGTTTATCGTCTAAAGACATTTTACCTTAAATCTTAGAAATATTTTTGTCTACGCACATATGTTTACTTTTTTTAACTCTGTTGTGTGTATGACATCTTTACCACTAACCACTTGTTAGTTTTTAACCCCCACCCTCTCGTTCTAGCTAAGATCGATACTAACCTTTATATCTCCGACTACTTGGTGATTAACTCTATCTGGTGTACGTAACCCAACTCTATCTAGTATATCCTTACTTGCTTCTAGTTGTACGTACTCTGATTTAGCATTGTTACTAAGTTGTACTAACTTATTACTTGCGGTGACAGCACCTAGACCTATCGTTCTTGACACACATTCCATCATGTATCTCTGTACTTTTGGAAGTCGTAATGTACGAGAAGCACTTACCCTAGCTGATTCTCTACTGACTTTTGTTGAATATCCAGCCTTTTCTGCTGCTTCAACTATACTACAACCTGTTGATACGATGGTATCGACAAGAGCCTTCTGTTTATCTGTTAATTCCGTATTATCCGTCATACTCGCTATCGTTGGATAATTGTAATCATTGATAAAATCATGTCAAGCATAATCAACACAGTGTGACAATATGGAGCTAATCCAGCTCTCGCTAAAGTGCAGCCAAGGTCTGCACCCTAAAGGGCTTCGATCTGGGCTAAAGAAAATAAAAGAATAAAAATAAAGAATTAAGAATAAGAATATAATAAATAATAATAAAGATAAGGAGGATATATATCTAATGTCTATAAACATGATAATGGTTAAGATAAACTAGTCAACCCACAAGGGGTGCAGCATAGCTGCCTTTACCCCCCCATATTCGTAAGATTTGGGGAAAGGGATAAAGTGACAAGTATATCTAAACCACTAACTGTACTTACAAGACAGTGAGAAAAGCTCACTAATTAACTTAAAATGAAAGTAATAAAATGAATAAATTAAATGATAAATTATTAAATGACTTAATAGAAACTAATCTTAATGCACTAAGAATGATGTATGATACTCATATCCATACAGAGTTCAAAGATACTGACGCAGAGGGTAATGAGGTAAATAACTCATTGCAATCATTTGTCTATCAAATGAATGGCATTATCCCAAGTTTATATAACCAAGTATCATATGCTGACAAAATGCTCAGTTATGCAGAAAATGGTTTAAAATGGGAAAAAGACAAAATGGGTGCTAGTTCAAGAATATCAAATCTTGATATGTATGCTAGATCTCAAGAGATTGCACATACTAAACTTCATGCATTAGAAAAACAATTCAATGCGAGGGAGCATAACTTCAATCATGCTTATGCAAGAATGGTTGCTTATACTAAGTATTTCAAAGAAATAACTGGTGATGAATATGTCCCTTATGCATCTAAAGCAACAAAGTATATGCCTAGTGAACAAAGACAAAACAAAGTAAATACAATTAAAACTGAACAAAAACAAAAACTAAAAGAGTTTTATAATTCTACTATGGGTAAATTAGAAAAACCTTTAGACAATGAAGATGGTACTATATCTTCTGAGTTAATCCCAGCTTACGCATAGTTGGGATTTTATAAAAAAATTCGCGAGCCTACGGCTCGCGTTTCTATTGGTTAAGAATAACATACAAAAGCCACAATTCGGTGGTAATTCCAGGTGCACTGGACTGACTTAACCGAAAACAACGGAGAATAATATATGATAACTAAAGCATTTAAATCAGGTATATGGGTAGGTAGCTCATTACTGAACAGTAAACTATACAAAGCTGCTAAGCGTAAAGGTGTATGGTATTACCGATTATTTATATCAGAAGATTTCGCTAAAACTATGGGCGATATCTATGATATGAATGTTCTTGAAAGAAAACTAAAAGGTCTATCGAGATTAAAGAAAAGAGTATTTAATGTAGATGATAATGGCAATATATGGGATCCAGCTACTGGTGAAATATTTGGCAATGTAAATACATTAAAAGAAACACCAGCTACTCCTAAGACAGAGCCGAAAGCTGACTTTGACTTTGAACATACAGCTTCAGAACTCATAAGAAAACATTATGGAGAAGAAGATGTAAACGCTATTGCTGGTGCTGTTAATCAAGAACTCATGGATAAACATAATTATGTAACTTCTATGGAAGAAGATGAACAAATTATTGACATGATTAATGAATATACAGCAAATCAAAGATAATGGGTATCTTAGACATAACCATATTACTAATAGTAGGTATTACTATGGTATACATACAAGCGAGGAAATAATGAGTAAAATAGGTAATTGGGTATTAGAAATGACCGAAGCTGCAGCTGAACTTACTAGAGAACAATTTATCAAAAAGTATGGTGAAGCTAATGCAGATGTATGGGATAATAATAAAAAAGAAGAATTAGAACATGAACTAATACCAAGTATACATGACGTTCGACATGAACTAAATAAAAAGGAGGACAGATGAGTGAACATGAACAAACAATGAAAATACTAAATGATAAAATGGTTGATATGCAAAACTCTTTTATTACGACTATAGGTAAACAAGTAATAAAAAACATGAGTGATATCAACAAATTAAATGATCGTATTTTAAAACTTGAAAGTGAAAATCAAGAATTAAAAACCGAAATAGAAAAAGAATTTGGAGGAACAACAAATGAGTGAACAATTATTACCAGCATGGCTGCCTGATTTTAATACTAAAAAGATTGATAAAAAAGAAGCAGCTGAAATAATGTATAAAAGTTTAGTTAAACATTGCAAAGCATATGGAATGAAACCTGATATTGAAGTATCAAAACCTCAATCATATCCAAATAAATTTACACATACCAAAGATGAAATGGCTGGTAGTAATACAAATAACATACAAGTTATTTGGGAATCAGGCCCATTTGATTGGGGTGTTGCCTATTCATTAGGTAGTCACCCACAATCATACAACTTTGGTAAAAACATACAGGATTGGTACTTAGAAACCCACTGGGGTTTTGATGTTATATTCTGTGATGTATAAGAACACTTACTAATAGATTCAAGTCGACAGTTAAAACATATTAGTAAGTTAGTGTACCTAACAACCCGAGAGGTGTTATAATATAGTAATATATTAAATTACCTAGTGAAGAAGCAAGATAAGTGATCGTGGGCTTGTTTGAAGGTACACATTAGTGGTTACTTGGTACAGTTTAGAAGTATACGCCAAAGTGCCACACAAAAAGAACATTCTACTGAACTAGTAATCTGAGATAACGTTATGGGATCGTAAGCGCATGAACTATTACTCAGAGGTATTATACTGCCTACAAAGAAAGTATATAGTAGAATTAGGGAGGCTAGTCAGCTTAGCTCACGCCTCCCCCAATGGTTAGAACACAGTTTTTCCTCCTGAATGTTTTACTGTGTTCTTATGGGAGTAGCTGCGAAACGCTGGGATTAATTCCTATATATATTAGTAGCTCTACTCCCAATTAAAAAACACCCTGAGGATACGTCAGTTAGCTGTAATTTAAAATCTGACACGAGGGTTATGGGGAATATATAATAAGCGTTAGAGCTTAACGTATTCCCCAGCGTAACTTGACAAACCGAATAATATTCAGATATTAAAACCTATGTCTAATAAACAATTAGGAATATTTTTTGATAGTGTAATACCTCAGTTCGTAGAACAGAGAAAAAAACTAGGATTATCACAATCAAGACTTGATGAAATGATTGGTTGTGCTAGAGGTTTAGTATCAAAATGGGAAGTCGGTATAAGGAAACCGAGTGGATTTCTATTTTGTTGTTGGGCCAATGCACTTGAATGTACAATAAAATTAAAAGAAAAAAAAGATCAACAAAAAATAAAATCTTAGTCGGTACATACTTCGACACATTAACACCACAATCTAAAATTATATATAAAGAACAAAATCAACCGAAAAGCTGTAAATGCAAAGGTGTTGATTTAGTGTATGGCAATGGCACATATTGGTATTGTGCTAATTGTCATCTTAATGAATGGGGGAAGAAATGATAGATGAAAAAAATTATCCAAAAGTTTATGAAAAATCTTTTGTAGTTTATTCTTATGATAAAGATCTTAAAGTTGAAGATATAAATAAAATATTAAAAGAACATAATGTAACAACAAGAGAACTGAAAGATGATGAGGTAATATATCAGATATGAATAAAACAAGTCCAAGTTATTATAGTAATAACAAACCAGAACTAACTGAATTAATTAATGCATGGAAGCTTAATTGGTGTGAAGGTAATGCTGTAAAATATATTCGCAGACACCGATACAAAAATAAAGAACAAGATGTACTAAAAGCAATTTGGTATTTAACAAATATATTAGAAGGTGAATATGGGAATCAGTTTGCTGAAAGCATTAGAAGGGCAGTTCAAGAAGTTGAAAATAAAACTACCCTTAAAGCACTCAGACCACATAGATCGTAAAAGATCTATCAAAAACTTTGTTATGGTATTAGCTATACAATATCTAGAATCAGATATGTATAGATACTTTGCCAAACATTATACGAGCCAGCGTGTGGCTGACAATCGTAAAGTAAAACCAATAGAAGATTATATATGGAGGAGGTACAAACATGGGAAGTCAGACAGGGATTTGGCAAGAGATCAACGAAATGTATACAGACGACAACAAATTAGAGAGAGGAGCTCTGACTAGATGGGAAAAGGAAATGGAAAACTTACACCACCCAAAAGACCAACAGGCATTGGAGGTACTGATGCAGTGCGTCTTGCAAATGGCGAATGGAAAGACCTTTGGCTTGAGAAAACTGGAAAGATCGAAAGAGAAGATCTTTCAGGTGTATTGCCAGTTCAACTTGGAGTATTTACCGAGGAGTTCAACAGACGCTGGTATCAAGAAATTACTGGAGAAAGGGTTGTTAATATAAATAGTGTTTGGACACACCCTGAATATGATTATATTTATGGTAGTCTAGATGGTGTTGCAAAAGGCAAAGTCTTTGAAGCTAAACATACAAATGCATTTAGTAAAAAAGATAAATTAATTGAAAGATACTATGCCCAGGTGCAGCATTATATGATGGTCACAGGTTTTTCTAAAGCTGTGTTATCTGTACTTTATGGTAATCATAACTATGAAGTATATACAATAGAAAGGGATAAGCCTTTTCTACAAAAACTAGAAATAGCGTGTCACTTATTTTGGTTTCATGTAATGAATAATATTACACCACCAGAATACATTGACTTTGATCTAATGGGGAAAATAAAAAATGAACATGACATCGCGTTACACTTTGGAGAAGAAATATCCACTGACAGCTGGTTGGAAGGAAAGCTCAACTAGTAAAGAAGCAGCAAGAAAAATTGATTCACGATCAACTAACTTGCGAACAGAATGTTTAAATGTAGTAAAACGAAAAGGTAATTATGGAGCTACACCTGAAGAAGTAGCAGAAATATTATCAGAAAGTATACTATCAATTAGACCAAGATTTACTGAACTAAAATTACTAGAATATATTATTGATTCTGGTGATAGAAGAAAAAATAGTTTCGGTAGTAACACCAAAGTATGGAGGTACAATGACGAAAGATAATAGAAATGTATGGGATAGTTTAAAAGAAACTGATCCTAGATTTACCAAACGCATTAACAAAGGTTTTGGTGAAATAACTACTATTGATCCACAATGGCAGATTATGAAAGTAACAGAACAGTTTGGCCCAGTAGGTACTGGCTGGACATACCGAGTAGATTATAGCTATCATGGTATGGATAATAGTCAAACTGCTGTTGTAGCTGCAGAAGTATCTGTTGCAACAAACAAAAACAAAGAAGGCTTTTGGGATTTTTATGGGCCTATTTGTTCGCCACTTAAAATGTATAGAAAGACTGGTGCATTAGATGACGAAGCACCAAAGAAAGCAATGACTGATGCATTAACAAAAGCGTTTAGTCACTTAGGACTTTGCTCTGATATATTCATGGGTAAATTTGATGATTCTAAATATGTTAAAAATTTAGAAGAAAAATACTCAGGAAAAGTAGATCCAAGTAAAGTTACTAAGACAGTATAGTCGCCCACAGCTAGGGGTACGGTGTGTAGGTTAGCTGTTGGGCAATGTTCTCCATGCCTACACACATAAACAATTAAGAGAGGTAAATAATGATTAATATTAACTTTACAGAAGAACAAGCCAAATATTTATCTAATTATTTTGAAAATATGAAAGATAAAAATAAATTACAATACGAAATTTACGCCAAAATTCACGATAATTTTATTAATTATGAATTTAATAAATGGAAAAACAAAAAGGAAAAAAAATGACGTTAAATGAATTATTACACAGCTTAGTGTTACAAGGACATAAGATCCCTGAAAATTTACACCCACCATTACAAGCTGAATATTATTCTAAATCTAAAAAAGAATATAAAGCAGTTGGTGAAATGGATTTGTATCATTTTATAAATGCGTTTATACAAAACGTAGATAGTAATGAACAAACCCAAGACAAAACAGATTTATCTGCTACAATGAGTAAAGCAGATATACATTATGAGTTACTTAGAATTAAGAACTCAGTAGATACTTTAATTGGAGGTCTAAATGATTAATAAAGTAATATTACTAGGTCGTGTTGGTAGCGATCCAGAAGTAAAAATTTCTACCAGAGAAGAAAAGTTTGCTGGTTTCTCTCTAGCTACTTCAGAAAGATTTAAAAATAAATCTGGTGAGTGGCAAGAAAAAACACAATGGCATAGAGTTGTATGTTGGGATCCTAACATTGCTAAGACTATTGAAACATATGTTAAGAAAGGCACTACTCTATACATTGAAGGTCAAATAGAAACTAGACAGTATGATCAAAATGGTGAAACTAAATACACCACAGAAATTATTATACCTAGATTCAAAGGTATTCTAAAAATGATTGGGGGCAAAGATGGCTCAAGTTCTAAAGTTCAATCGCAAACAAACGCTAGAACAGAAGATCCAGCAGAAGATATCCCATTCTAATTTTTATGAATGTGCTGACTGTGATAAAAAATATTTACAAGATAATCTAATAGCATACATACCTACTAATCAGAATAGAGCTGATAGTTGTGATTGGTATTGTATTAGATGTTATAATATAAGATTTAATGACTAGACATGCTAAGGGTATTCCTTTCACTTAGTGATGTAATGCCATAGGTTGTTTTATAATTTTTCAGTTATCCTATACAATTACATTGTGGTTATTAAAATTAGGGGGTAATGTGACTGAACGCACATAAACCCCCTTTTTTTCATCAATGGGAGGAAGATGAAACTCTCCTGTATGATTCTATCTAAACTGTATAATTAGCCTCTGTATGCTCAAATATGAGCTACTTTTTAACTAAACTCCCACCAAAATACAGTCCAATGATCGCTGACATCAAATGTGTGTCTAATGGAGTAATAATTAGACCATTAAATGTCTTATCCATTACGATCTCTTTCTTTTCAATTAAAAATAAAAACCCTCTAGTAAATTCTGTCCAAGTTAAAACAACAGTAGTATCAAAAAATACTGGTGCTAACTTCGGCCAAGCAATAATAAAGAACACAGCAGTCAATGCAATAATCCTTCTTGTAAACTGAAAGCCTTTATTCTCATAAGATCTAGCTTTATCAATGTATGACATCTGAGCATCAGCTCTAGCCAATAACATTTTTTGCTGGTCTTGTTTTGCTTTAATAGATTGTGACCATATAGACATCACACCACCAAGAACAGAACTTCCTAGCATAGTAATCATTTCTACTGGCAATCCACCTAACATTTATGCAGCCCAACCAACTATAATAAGAACAATAATAATTGCTAATACAGCTGCTACAATCTTTCCTCTTTTACTTAAAGAGTATAAGTTTATTTTATTCCAAATATTTTTAATCATATTCTCTCTCCAATCTATCCATAGAAATAAAATTTACTTCTTGGATATGGTTATCCCAAATGCCTAACTCAGTAATACACCAAGACCAACCATTCATATTTAACTTAGCATATTCTTCTATATGACCATGAGGTAAAGAGCAACCGACATTTACGATCCTTACCCAGTTGTCGTACCCTATTTTAATAGCTTTCCAATCTCTAGCTTTATGGGTATGACCAAATACTAAGTCATGTATACTGTCATTTCCTATTTGTACTTCACCATTTTTACCACCATATTCTTTACCCATAATATTTAATGGTGCATGAACAAACCCTACACCAGCTATAAATTTAAACTCTCCATATTCTGTAACAGACCAACCATATTCTTTAAAACTAGAATATAATTGATGTTTCATCATACCTTGTATCTCTGGTATATTTTCTTCAAACCTATGTATGCGCAGCTCATGATTCCCCATACAAAAATGCCTGGGGTAATCAACCACATACTTATCTAAAATTTTTAATGCAGATTTCATAGAAGCTATATCAACCATAAAAGCATCTTTTAACTTACCTTGCTGCGTACTATTCTTTTGAAAAAAACTAAGAGAATCTAGACTAGCAAAATCTCCTATATGAACAATATAATCTGGTTTTGATTTACGAATGTGCTTACCAATCCAATGAAACCTATTCTGAGGTATATGTGGACTGTCATGAGTATCACCAATGACAAGGACTTTATGCCCTTTGAATTTCATTTAACCGTTATAATTGAATAATTTGAGAGTTGTAAAGATAATAATAATAATAGATCCAATCCAAGCAACAGCTTTTAATGCTCCTCGACCAGTAGACATTTCTTGTTTTAATTCATTAATCTCTTTTTTATTTTCTTTAATATCGTTTTTTATTTCTTCCAAAGTATCTTGAATTAATTTGTATTGTATATCTTCAGGCATTAGTATTACTCCAATCTGAAGAACATCTAAATACAATAGTTGTTTTTCTTTCTTTTAGATCATAGTCCATATAATCTACAATATTATCTAAAGCAAAATTACATTCATTAGAATCATTAAATAATACAGGTACATCTGATTTAAAACATAGAGTTTGATCTAATGTTCCTATGTTTAAAAAACATATAACTGCAAATATTTTAAACATTACTCTCTGTAATCTCCATCAATCTCAAGTCTTATACTTTTGATTTTATATTTTAGTTCTAGTAATTCTTGTTTAAGTTGAATAACGTTTTGATTTTGTTGTACTGTAACAACATCATCTTTGAGTAATTCAAACTCATTATAAAGTTTACCCACAAAAAAAACATTCCCAATAAGAGTACCAAGCAAACCCATTAGGATAACAATATTTTTTATATTTAATTCTACTTGAGCCACTAAGCACCACAGCTCTCACATTCATCAGGACACTTACAATCTGCTTTTGTTGTTGCTCCACAATCAGGACAAGGATTAATCATAGCTTATCCATCTCCTCTTTTACTTTTGTCCATGTAATTTCTGAATGAGGACAAGTATTAGTTGTAATAGAAAATCCATTTTCATCTACACCTATACTCCAATTTATTTTTTTAAAATCTTCTTCGGTTTCTATTTCTCCAACAAAAGATAATTCTGTTTCTGGTCTAATATTTCTAACTGCTACAAAAAATTTATGACTCATGCGGCTATCTCCCATAAAGTAAATTGTGATGGAAAAGTGGCATTTTGAAAATCAACTGCTTGATTACCACTTTGTACCTTTGCAAAAACTGTATAAGTAATTGCTGATGTTGTATTGTGAGTTGTGTCTAAAAATTGAAATGGACTATGTTGAGCTATTTGTGTTGTGTTAGCATTTGCATAAAAATAAGTTGAGTATGCTTGACCAGTACCACCTTTTTCTTCAAATATTCTACCTGTTGCTCCACCTGTTCTTTCAACATTACAAGCATAACCCCACTCATAAGAACTCGTAAGACCATTACCTCTAGCTTGTAATTTAAACATACCAAATATTTTTGAATTAGTTGCACTAGGAGTAATCGCACAACTTAAACCAGTTGTTACATAACCTTGGTCTGAGGTAGAAACAGAAGTATTATAATTAGTGTGTTGAATTTGTAATAATTTTCCCCCACTAAAGTTGGCATTAGGCAAAGTACCTGTAACTCCTTGTGCTAAATTTAAAAATGTCTGTGCCATTATGGTTTACTCCAAATTGAATGTGTTAAGTTTCCTTGCTCATCACGAGCCAAGAGTAAATCGTATTGTTCTTCCGTGCTAAAATCTTGTGGCAAGTCGCGTAAACTTTGACGCCAAGTTTTTATATTGTCTGGCATTGTTACATCAGAGTTAGCAAGGTAATCTGTTTCCATTAGTTTTTGTAATCTGATTTGTTTAATAACAATTAATTTTCTATCTTTTAAACTAGGTGCAGATGCTCTTTCAGAATTAATACTTGCTTCTTCTTCTGTTGTTGCATCTCTTAATTTTCCATTTTCCCAAATTGTATGTGTCATTATTTTGTTACTCCATAAACCGATATTTTAACAGAAGCTATATTTCCACTTCCCCCAAAAAATTTTAAACCTGTTGGGTTTGTTCCTCCTACAGTATCTTGACAAATTCCTCCTAAATATACTGAGTGATTTCTAGTAGAGCCATCAGGATAATTTGCTGTTCCATTATATGTTCCAGCACAACCACCACTATTATTTTTATCTAAATTAAACCACAAGGTAGAGTTAAATGCACCATTTCCAGTATTACTGTCTATTGAGTCTGCTATAACAAATTTACTTTGATTATCCCCTGTGTTACTTGTTGCACTTCCATCTTGGTCAAAATATCTAGACGAATAATCATAAATACTACCATTTACTTCTGTTGATGTGCCAGTTAAAAATCTCATTCTTAAATCGTCTCCATCTGTAGCAGGAAGTAATCTATATATAAGAACTAAATAAGTATCATATGTTGTACTAAAACAATTTGTTACATTAACAATAGAAGTTGAACTTGTTACATTTTCTGTTTTTATTAAATTAAAACTACCACTAGGTAAATATTGTTTCTCTACATATTTAAGATTACCACTATCACTTGCATCGGACACCAAAAACTTATCGGTATCTGCTAGTGAAGTAATCGCTGTTTGACCTGTGATTGCTGTATTATCTAAATGTTCATCAGAAATACTATCGTCTGCTATCTTACTTCCATTAACACTATCTGCACCAAGTTTAGCTGTCGTTATGGAACTATCGGAAACTGTTGTTAGTAGTCCAACCCCATAATGTCTAATACCATTACATACTGAACTACCACTAGGAGTAAAATCAAAAGTAACAGTAGAGCCACTAACAGTATAGTTGCCAGATTGTATAACACCATCAATTTGAATTTGTAATGCGTCTGCACTTACTGGTACAAAAGCTACTGAGTTTTGTGTTAGGTTAAATGTTGCGTCACTTCCATTGAAAGATAAATTATCTAAAGTAGATATGTTATCTATTTGGTCAATACCACGTCCAATGTACATTAATCAGCCTCCTGTATTGTATTACCATCTGCTACCCATTTAAGAATATTTTGATAATCTGTGTTAGTTTCGTCTATTGGTACGAAATGCAAAACATCATCTGTATCAATAATTTTTATTGTTATTATTTTATTAGTAAATTCATTTTTTATATTTTGTGCTGTTTTTATATTAATCATAATTCTGCCGTTACTTGTATTGTTCCTGACCCACCTACATAACCATCACTAGGTACTGTTCCAGTCATAGTTGCTCTATCTTGACTTAAAGAAGTCCAGCTTGGCGTAAAACCAGATGGATTTGTTAAAACTGTTGCTGTTGGTGTTGCTCTCATTCTAGTTGGAAATTCAATAGTTGCGTTTCTATGTCTGTCACTTTCTCTTGATTTGGAGTAAAACATATCATCAGCAATCATTTTATAAAAATATCTAAAACATCTTTGTAAATTATCTGCGTAAGTTTCATGTTGAAAAGGTGGTAAAGTAGAAGAAGTATATTCGCCTACTTCTAATTGTATTCCTGTAATTAACCATTCATTAGATGTACTTGAAGCCATATTAATAGTACTACCACCATTAAAAGTGTTATTAACAAAAGATGACCATGTTGTAGGTGCTGTTCCACCAGTATAAGTTGAGCCAGTACCCATAATCCAATCAATACTTAAACCTTGTCCATTATCATCATTAAAAGCATTAGAAGTATCTGCTGGAATTACTAAAACTTTTTTCTCCCATGTATTAGCTGACGAAATACTATACTGTGAATTAACTTGTGGTGTGCTTGAGCCATCTTGATGATACATACTAACATTATAAGTACCTGTTAAATTAGATTTAACCCAAAATGCTAAAGTCATTTTTTCAGCATTAGATGTTCCAAATTTAAAAAGATTCATATTTTGAGCTTCAATAGTCTGTCTAATTGTTATTTGACCATCTGCTGGAAGTGAGGCTTGTGCAGTAGTACAATCCATTTTTAAAGAATTACGAAAACCATATCCTGAAGGAACATCAGTTGATTGTGATTGAGTAAATGTTCCTACATTAGAAGAAGTATAATATAATGTAGTAGTAAATCTATCTATTGATTTATAACCACTAGAAGTTAAACCAGTAGCACTTGTACTTCTTTGAGCCACAGCCATATCTCCATTTATAATTAATGGCTTTGCATTAGGTCTAAGTGAATCTCCTACACCACCACTAATTGAACTTGCGGATAATAAAGTAAAAGGCATTATTCACCTTCCTTTGGATATTTTGTTTTGATTGATTGCACATTTGTTTTCCATGCTTCTAATCCTTTTTCTGTAATAAATTCTATTTGCTCTGCTATACTTCCATATTC